TGCCGATCTCCAGGGTCTTACGACGCGTCCGACATGCTTGGGAAGCACATCTCCCACTCAAGGTGGTATAGCCGAAGAGGCAGGTATCTCATTGGCGACCACCATCCCGCCCCCCCTCTGGGCCCATCTGGCCGGGTCGCTCCACACCACTCCGTGACTGTAGGAGACGCGCACGACATAGAAACCCCCTAATCCCCCGACAGCGTCCAAGACGCGCAGTCACTGACTGACTGGGGCTGCGTAAGCAACCTAGGGGTTTCAGGTTCTGGCGCTACTCACGGTCAACCGACCGTCCTGTATTCGTCAAATACTACTAACAGGCACCACGAAGCGGTGATCGGACCCACCAACCAGAAGGGTGGAAAATCAATGCCACCCAGAGAGAGAACGAGATAGTAGCCTCCCTGCTACTACTTCACGGCGCTGCCCTGCAAGATCAAACGAGCCCATTGGGCCACAGGACGAAGCCGGAGACCTCCACTCCAGCGAGGAGTGAAGGAGGAGGAGGGATCCTCGCGGTCGACACGGGATAGATCTCGGAAGAGAGATCAGGATGGTCATCGACCCAAGTCGAATCAGGAATGGGCTCCAATGGGAGACCATTGGACTTCCACCAGTTCCAAACGGGGAGGCTCCAACGCCACCTCCAACGGGAGGAGAAACGAATCTCCGCCCGGGGGGCCGACGTATCGCCGCGATGACAGCGGCGACAAAGGACCTCCACGTAAGGAACGCACTTCAACCCGGTGGCCATACGGACACCGAGCCGAAGCACCTCCTGACCGGCTTGCTCGTACAAGGGTAGGGAAGAAGCTGGAGGCCGGTAGTCTTTCGAGACCACCGGCCAGGATCGCCGGATAACCGGTAATCCAGAACACGACTTCCCCACCTCCGGCACGACGCAAGGATCCGTAAAGATGGCCCTACGGAACCAGGCCATCTTTACAAGGACCAGTCTGAGACGAGACGGGATGCCAGAGAGGGTGACGCCTCTCTTGATGATATCTGACCGAAGCCAGATAATCGCCATCCGTAAGGACCCTGGAGACAGGGTACGGAGGCCATCCCAGAGACTGGTGAGGAGACAAGAAGGAGAAAGAGAAGGGAGGAGAGCTGAAAGAACAGGCTTCCTCAGAGGACGAACCGCCCTCCGGGAGCCCTTCTTCACCTCAAAGCTCCGAGAGTTCAACTCAAGGAACTTCGAGGAGACGGACGTCTTCGACTCGTTGACAACCAAACCGAAAACGCCTGTCACAGCACGCCAGTCCTCATACATGGCTCGACTGCCACAAAAGGCAATGTCATCGCCATTAATGAGGACTGACCTCCTCCCCCCCTCCTCCCCCCTCTTGGCCCGGAGAGAATTTGCGATTCCCCAACACGCCCTGTTGAGCAAACAGAGCAGAGGAAAAGAGAGCAAGTTCCCCATCATTGAGCCCCGCAGAATAGGGTGTCGAGCCCCATTCCGCGAGACCCAATTCAAGTTCTCCGGACGGAAGCTCCCTACCAGGAGCTCCCTCTCCTCGGGAGAGAGATGAGGAGACTCGGCGAGGACATCCACCATTGTCGAAACAACGGTGACATAAATATTGTTGGTAGCAGCTTCGTAGTCGCCGCTAACAATATCCTCGCCGGGTCGCATGTCGTCTATCACACGACGAACATGCTGCTCAGTCACCTCCCCGCGCACGAGCCACTTCCTACGACTGATGAAGTCGTACAAGCAATCGTGCACGGGCTTGAGCACCCTCTTCACCTTCGCAGACTGCATTGTCACGACGCGGAATTTCCCCTTCGTCTTCGCGACCCCGACCCGAAGGTCGAAGCGAGACGGAGCGTACTCCTCCGGCGCAGTCCCGAGGGTTCCTCCCTCCCCCCGAGGGGTCTCGAGACACCCGTTCTGGTCTGGAACCAGGACAGCATCTCGATACCTCTCCATCTCCCCCGCCCACTCGGTGCCGACGAGTGCTCGAACTCGTCGGGTGAGCTCACCGAGTGGGCTCTCACTCCAGCTCACAGGAGCAGCAGGATCCGCGACGACCGGAGTAGCAACATGACGCTGCCACTCCAATCGCGCGCGGGAGGATGCCTTCTTGTCGCAAACGCGACAGGGAACATCAAAGAACCTGTAACAGCTCTTCAACGCTTGAGAAGCGGACCGTGAGGCCCGCTCCCCCAAGCCCAACAAGAGGACAGCCTTCCTGCTGTCAAACTCCGCCCTGAGGGCAGAGCAGTTCGCCCCGTGAAAACGAGGAACCTGGCAAGAGGGTTTACACCACTCTCTTACGACCAGTCGAACTGCCCTGTTCAGGGCTTGTCTGATCGACCCTGCTGCAGGACAGCGGGCGCAGACATCCAGTCCAGGTGGCGTCATAAAGGCGTCGAACCGGACACTCGCTGGACGAGTACGAGTCTTC